CACAAAGGCGCGGCACTAAACAAGCGCACGGGTGGCGGTTACACGCTTATCGTAAAGCACGCGCCCGACCTCTACACGGTCTACTATCACTTGAGAGAGCCGTCTAAGCTCGCTGTAGGCGCTAAAGTGCGTACCGGTCAGGTCTTAGCCCATACAGGCACTACAGGCGCTAGCACAGGCGTACACCTCCACTGGGAGACACGTAAGAGCCGTAGGTTTGGTAGCGACTTTGACCCTAACACGGTAACCGATATGTCGCGCTCTGCTGCGGACGGTGCAATACCTACCCAAAGTGCAACACCTAAGCTCGTCGAGGACGGGATACTAGGGCGTAACACTTGGGGCGCGATTCAGACAATGCTCCAAGCCGAGGGCCACTATAAAGGTCGCATAAACGGCGTACCCGGTCAGACCACTATTAAAGCTCTCCAGCAGTGGCTTAACGAGGTGCTGTAATGGACGACAACACTCGCGAGGTCGGAGTAAAAGTATCTATGCGCGATATTTACGCCGAGGTGCAACGGCAAGGCCGGCTACTCGAGAAAATCGCTAACAGTCTGCCGAGCAGTGAAGAAACGATAGACGACCACGAGCACCGCATACGCAAGCTCGAGACCCGTATGGGCTGGGCTGTCGGCGGTTTCGGTCTTATCGCGGCCGTTATGCCGTGGATTGTGGGGCTAATATCGTGAGAGACGGCCCCTCGTGGAAATATCGTAGACGAGCCATATTTAGTACCCTCGTTTTTGGCGCTGTAATTATTGTGTGGGTGCTTGCGAGTGGCGACGACCGACCAGTACTAGACACGATAGTATTGGCTGTGGCCGGCCTTATGGGTGCGGCTTTGTCGGTTTACACGGGCGCTAGCGCCTACGAGGACGTAAGACTACACAGAAAAGAGGATAACCCAGATGGATAAACTAAAGCGTTACTACGAGTACGCCGCCGAGCGAGCTCTCAAAACTTGGGCGCAGACCGCGCTCGCCACTATCAGCGTAGGGGCTGTAGGTATTTTCGAGGTCGACTGGGTAAACGTGCTCTCTGTGTCCTCGCTCGCTCTCATTATGTCGCTGCTAACGTCGGTGCTCCAGTACGATCGTAAGCCGGTGGCTGAGTAATGGCTGACCTGGACCTTATGGAAAACTTGGACGGGTACGCTATCCCCGTCGACCCTATGGAACTATTGCAGTGCGATAGTTGCCAGTAAACCCCTAACTCTCTCTAGGGATAAAGACCCCTCTAGGCTCTCGAGCTTAGGGGGGTCTTTTTTTTGTTATATATCTGTTACCAAACTAATTAGGTTTATCGTTACAACGTGTGCAAGAATAAAGACACAAAGCAAGACCACCTAGAGAGAGGTAAAGAAAATGCTAGAAATCAAACTCGGAACTATTGTAAAAGTCTGGTACTCGAGTGGGCCGGCGATTGTCGCAGAGTTCGCCGGTATGCGCGACGGCTACTACACTGTCAAAGGCAACGCAGGCCGCTACGCTTATATTGAGATCGTAGAGGACTAAGACAATGGGGTACTACAAACAACTAGAGGTAAGCCAGCAGACGGACGTCGACCGTATCGTGCAGTGGTATAAAGCACACCGCGACGTCTTGCCGCCTTACGTGCTCGAGTGGATAAACGAGCGCGACGAGCGACTGTGGTCGCTTATCCAACGGTGGGAGAAACAACCGGCACAACCTAAGCCGGCCAGTGAGCACGTGGCTCTACAGCCACAGACTCGACGCCAAGCGAGAGAGCTCGACAAAGCGTCCGAGGTTATTACGTGTACCAAGTCCGACTACCGGCTACTCGTCGGCGCGAACCTCGCGTTTGGGGTAACCGCTATCGGTTTACTGTTGTGCATCGCGAGGCTCGTCTAATGTCCTACCTACTCGTAATAATCGGTGGCGCTATGGCGCTCACGCCTGGAATTCTCGACCCGTATAACGTGCCCGTAAATGGGCTAACGTTGCTCGGGGTCCTCGTTATGGCCGCTGGCGCTGTGTTGGCGGTACGTGGTCGGTGAGTTTCTACACCGGCCCAGGATATGACGAGCTACTAAATGCTATTGACGACGAGGGGGGAGTGGTGCCGTGCCAACAATGGCCCGACCTATTTTTTCCCGATATGGGGGGCACGAGTGAGCCGGCTAAAAAGCTGTGTCAGGGGTGCCCTGTAATGTTGCAGTGTCTCGCTTACGCCATAAAAGCCGGCGAGCCGTACGGTGTGTGGGGTGGGGCGAGCGTCCTAGAGAGAAAGAGAATAAAGAAAAATGCACGTAGAGCAACACGGTAAAACGCTATTTATCACTAACCCGGCAGGGTGGGATATGACAGAGGGCGAGTTATTGCTCTCGTTGCCCGAGGCTAAGGCTTTGCGCGACGCACTAGACGCTAACAACGTGGCACCTATAACGCAGGGGGTGGGGCACAATGACGAGGACGGTTAGAGCTCGGAGCACCGATCCAGTAACGTCGCACTTGGCAGCGGACTCGGTCGACAATGTTACCCAGACGCAGGCGTTTATTCTGCGGTGTCTGAGACGGCCACGTAACGACGTGGAACTGGTGAGCGCGTACCGGCAATACAAGACCGCGCCGCGTGCGTCCGAGTCTGGTATACGGTCGCGTAGGGCTGAGCTTGTGGATCGTGGGCTAGTTATTGACACGGGCCGGCGTGTCAAGCTTGCGAGTGGCCGTTACTCGATTGTGTGGGGGTTGTCTAATGTCGGACGTTGAGGACTTGGCTAACGAGTTGGTCGAGGCTTGGCTGGACACACACGCGCCAAGTAACGCGGTCAACTTTTTAGAAAATGAGCGCCGACGCGCCGATATTATCGCCAGAGCACGCGAGGCAGGGCTATACGAGGCTGTTTATGCGCGAGCTAACACACTGTTACACGGTAACTAATGATTAGCGCAGAGCGTTTTTTAGCGTCTAAGTCTTTGGACGAGCAGGGGTGGCTTGACGCTCGACGTCTGGGTATGTCTGCTACGACTATGGCTAAGGCTATGACACCGGCAGGGTTTCGCGAGGTTGTGGACAACTGGGATAACGAGACACCGGTCACCGTAAATGCGTATATGCAGTTTGGGCTCGATAGTGAGCCGTGGCTAGCTTTGTGGACTAAAGACCAGACGGGCGTAATGCCTAACGACTGGCTTATACGACACGACGAGTTTACGGACGCTATCGCGACACCGGACGGGCTGAGTCTGGACCACGACACGATCGCGGAAATCAAGACGACCGGTAAAGACTGGGGTACTGCGGATAAAGCGCCGATACAGTACCAGCGCCAAGTCCAGTGGCAGCTCTACGTAACGGGTGCGAGCTCGTGTGTGTTTGTGTGGCTGTTACGTGAGGACCACGACGGGATAATGTCGCCGGCGTGGCTCGAGCCTAAATACGGTGTTATTGGCCGTAACGACGATATTATCGACAAAATGGTAGAGCGCTCGGCCGAGGTCGCGCACGCTCTAGCGAACAGGGGGTAAAGAAAATATGGTGCGGTTTACAGAATTACCAAAGTCGGGCACTGGCGACAAAGGTAAATATATACCGTTAGCGGACGAGTTACGTTCGCGGCCTGGAGCTTGGGCGCTTGTTTTTGAGGACCAATATAAATGGTATGCTCGCGCAATTAAGTTTGGGTGGCTTTTAGGGTTTTCGCCGCCCGGTAGTTTCGAGGCAACTTGTCGGGGTGTAAATCAAAAAACAGGCAAGTCTAAAGAAATTTACGCACGTTATGTAGGGGGTAACTAATGGCACGTTTTGACCTAAATAAGTATGCGACGGTTGCCGAGCGTCTAGCTATGCTCGAGGCAGCCTACCCAGACTACCGACTGGAGACACACGACTACTCGACTGCCGAGGATCGTGCTAAAGGTGTGTGGCGTGTAAAGGCTACGCTTTACTTGTCTCGCGAGGACCAGCTCGAGGGGTTGTCTAAGGCGACGGGGCACGCTTTCGAGGTGGACTCTGCTAACGGGCCACAGTCGACGAGTGCGCTGGAGGTTTGCGAGACGAGCGCCGTGGGCAGGTGCTTAGCGCTGGCGTCTAACAAGTGGACGGGTAACAAAGACGACGCAGCTAGGTCGCTGGCGAGCCGTGAGGAGATGGAAAAGGTGCAACGTGGGGCACCGGCACCGCAGACCGTCGAGGCACCGGCTGACTTTCACGACCGGCTGGCAGAGGCGCAAGAAATCGACGACCTAATGAATTTATGGGAGCAGGCCAAGGTGGGCGGGTACGCTGACTTTGTGCGCAAGTCAATTAGTGAACGTAAAGCCATTATTACAGGGGGTAAGAAATGACACGCTGGACGAGGACAGACGAGCAACTAGCGACCGAGCTGGGTTTATACGTGGCGCAGGTGCGTCTCTACGGCCCTAAAGCGCAGTGGACTATTACCGATAAGAATAAGCCGTGGACCGACTATTACAGCCACACGTCTGCGCTACTGCGTAAAATGCGGTCATCGAGGCGCAAGAGAGTAGAGGGTAAATAATGCCGTACTACTTTAGTAACGATCCGAGTGTGGTCGACTGTGAAGCGTCGCGACCGTGGGGTGTTGTAAAAGACGACGGCGAGACTATTGGGTGCCATAGGACACGCCAGGACTCTATCGACCAAATGGTGACGGTCTCGGTGGCCGAGGATATAGAGCCGGGTGGGGAGTGGCCGCCAAGTGAGTAACCTAACACCGGCACAGATTATAGAGACGCTTACGCGGATCGCTAAGGATATTGACGACGCTACCGACGATATTGCGAGGCTGGACGAGGCAGCAGTGCGGGCTAGGGTGGCGTTTAAGACGGCGTACGCTCGAGCGTTTCTCACGTCCGAGGGCTCTATGGACGTGCGCAAGTACACGGCCGAGCTGGAAACGGGCGACCTCTATTTTCAGGCGGAAATCGCCGACCAACAACATAGGGCAGCGGTTACGTCTATTAGGGCGTTACGCGACCGGCTCGAGGTGGGCAGATCGCTGGGGCCGTTAGTCCGACTCGAGTGGGGGCAAGCGTGACTAAAAAGCACTGGGCACTAGGACGCCTACACGTACTCGTCGGGGTTTCCCGTAAATGGGGCGTAGAGCTCACCGTAGATACTTACGAGTGGGCGCTAACTATCCACGTCCTAAACGTATGGGTTGTTTTCGAGTGGTGGCCTAAAGAGGTCGCAGATTACCCTGTAGGGTGAGTGGCGCAAGCTCGAGGCGTAAAGGTAACGCCGCCGAGGTCGAGGTAGTAAAGGCGCTCGAACGGGCAGGGTGGACCGCAGTAACGTCGAGGGCGGCGCGTGGAGGTTACCAGTCTGGCGAGGATATTGTTACTAATTTTCCGTGCTCTATCGAGGTCAAAAATCAGGCACGGCTCGACTTGGCTGGGTGGTGGGCGCAAGCTGTAGAGCAGGCGCACGATAAACCGCCGGTAGTGGTACACAAGCGGGTCGGTAAGGCTGAGCCCGATCAGTGGTGGGTAACTATGTCGCTCGAAACTTTGTTCGATATTGTGGGCAGGCCGTCTAGTGAGTGATAACCCAGACATATTTAAAGCGCTGGAGAACTTTACCGAGGCGGTCTCTATGCTGAGCGGGGTAAAACAGCAGTTTTTAGCGCAGGGCTGGAGTCCACCGGCCGCAGAAATGGCGACGATCGCACTTTTACAGGCTATGCATAATGGCGACCAGGGGTAACCGCTCGAGGGCGAACGTCGAACGTGTCCGGCAGGTCGTTTACGATCGCGACGGTGGCGTGTGTGTGGCGTCTGGGTTTATGCGCCCGTGTGTGGGTGACTTGACGATACAGCACCGCGTCGGCCGAGGTATGGGTGGGAGCGCACAATACGATACGAGCCCGTCCTGGCTTATTACTTTGTGTTGGGGTCATAATGTACTCGAGACCGAGAACGCGGACGCCAGAGAGGCGTATACGGCTCGTGGGTGGGCTGTATCGCGGTGGGTTGTCGAACAATGGGATATTGCAGACGTGCCGGTGTGTTATTTTGACGGGTGGAACTGGCTGGTACATACTGAGCGTTTACCAGTGTCCGACAAAACAGCTCTAGAGAGAATGAGAGAGATATATGGCTAGTACCGAGGTCGACGCCGACCTAAAATTTTCGATTATCCCAGAGTGGCTACTCGACAGCGAGGTAAGCCACAAAGCCATACGCATATACGCCCTAATAGCTCGTTACGCCGATAACCAAACTCTGACCGCGTGGCCGGCTCGGAGCACCCTAGCGGCCAGAGCTAAGTGCACCGTAAAGTCTGTGGATCGTGCCCTAAATGAGCTAATCGAGGCCGGCGCGTTGGCTAAAGAATTACGTCGAGACGACACTGGGCAACGTAGTAGCGTGTACACAATAAAACGGATCAGGGGGGGCGACAAAATAACCATAGGGGGGGGACAAAATAGCCATAGGGGGGGCGACAAAATAGACATACGAACTATAACCAATGAACTAGACCCAATAAATAGTATGTATAGCAAACAGTTCGAGGTCTTTTGGGCTAGCTACCCGCACAAGGTCGACAAGGTTAGAGCTCGTAAAGCGTTTCGCAAGATAGACCGTAAAAAACTAAAGCTCGTTGTCGAGGGTGCGCAGCGTTTCGCCGAGGACCCTAACCTACCGCCGAGGGCGTTTATCCCGTACCCTGCTACTTGGCTTAATGGTGAACGGTGGGAGGACGGGCCACTGCCGGCACGATCTAAACGTGGCGAGTCAAAAACACGGGCGCAAGAAAATTTGGATAGACTGCGCGAACTAGAGAGAGGGTAGTAATGCTGAAAACAGAGACAGAGCGGTTAGTGCGCAAGCTGGCCGTATTGGATAACAGGACGGTTAACGACGGTGTTGTGGACGCGTGGCACGAGCTGGTAGCGCACTTGTCGTATCAGGTGGCCGAGCTCGCGGTGCGTAAGGCCCGGCAGGACGTGACTATAAACTGGGTGGAGCCTAAGCACGTTTTGGCTAAGGCTCACGACGCCGCTAAAGAGCTAAACGAGCAGGCGACGAAACTAGCGAGGCAGGCCGAGCAAAACGGTACGGGTGCGCCAGAGCCTAAGTGTGCCGAGCACGGGTTACGTATTACGACGTGTGTGGAGTGTTGCAGGGTTATTTACCGTAAGTCTTTGGAGTTGCCGGCTGACCGTTTGCATTCGTGGTGCGTGGGTAACGTCTACGAGGACGCGGTATTTTAAATCTAGTTTTTTACGCAAGATCGTAGTACGATAAAAACAGAGAGAGGGGGCCACCGTGGCCGAGGTTGACGGTGGACCAGTGCACCCCGACGTCGCTAAGGCTAAAGGTCAGACGCTCAGGCTTACGAGTCAAGTGCTAAACCTATTGCCTACCCCTAACACACAAGAGGGCTCGGGCAAGTGCCGAGATTATCGTGCCGACTTAACCCACGCGCTTACGTGCGAGTGTAAAAATTGGGGCGAGTTTACGCCTGCGATCGAGCGCTGGGAAAAGGTGACCGGTCGACCAGCGCCAGAGCCAACACTGCCAGACGGTCAAAAGGGCCAAGAGCGTTTATCCGCTAAATTTACCGAGTGGCTTATGGGTTTACTTGACGGCTGGATAACAGGCCACGGCTTGCACCGCAAAGACGCTATAAAAATGGCTGGTAACGGTGTGGTACCACAGCAGGCTAAACTCGCGTTAGAAATTCTTAGAGAGGGGTTGTAATGACCGAGGTAATACCGTTTTGGCAACCGCCAGGCTTTAGACCTATGAGCGACGGGGCAATAGAGGCACTGTGCAACGGCGACGCAGCAGAGGACATAAAGAGCCAACGCGCAGACACGTTACTCGTGAGGATAGTTGACGGGAAACTCGCGCCTAATGCCTAGCTACGCCGAGCACCTTGGTATCGACCTCGCTCGGCTCGAGGCTGAGCGCCACCACCATTACGAG